CAAACCTGATTCGTATTGTTTAATATCACTACGGACTAATAGTTTTGGGTCTAGTTCCCCAGATGTAAAACTATTTTGAATCGCTATGACTCTTGACATTATCTCACCTCGATTAAATCAAAGCTCTCATTACCTATTGATTGCGCTCGTTGCCCTTGTGAGTCTGCTTGGCATGCTTGTCTAAATAATCCACCTCTACCATTTTCAGCAGGACTACCAAAAGCTAATGCTCGATAAAAATCTGCTTTAGTAATTTGATCTGTTAAAGGTTCTGCTATATCTGCTGCCATAGCATGACGTAACATATAAATAAAATATTCTGGAAATCTTGATTCGTCTATGTCAGCAATGTAATCAACATAAACTGTTTCATAGTTAGTCAACAATCTAGGTTGGTCAACATTATACAATTCAAAATTTGTTTCTGGTTTGCCACCTGCGGTTGGAGTAATGAATACAGCTTTTGGTGTACCAATAATATCTGCTGGTAACGCATACACATACTTCCATTCTGTTACGGGTGTATCTGTAGTTCGTGCTAATTGAACTTTAACCTTAGCGAATGACCAAGGATAAATAGATAAAATATACTTTTTTAAGTCATCATATAAGCGATCACAAATTTTTGCTGAATCTGTGCCTTCAGTAAATGAAGTCATCTCAGAAGCACCAATCATTAACAACGCATCGTTGCATATGGTTAGTTTACTATCTCCTGTTGCCATATAATCTCCTTAAAAAAGTATGCCCTGCCGAAGCAGGACAACTTAATATTACTTAATTACCTGCTGTCAGTTACTGCACCAATAGTAGTTCCGTCTGAACAATCAACTACTCCTGCTGAGTTAGATAAAACAACGTGTAATGTAACAGTTCTAGTACCACCAGTTGCTCCATGAGCTATAATCATATCACCTACTGAAAGTTGATCTGATAAGTCATTGAAATAACCCGCAGCATCTATAACTGTTTTAGCATCAGTTGTTGTGTAAACATACAAAGCGGGTAAATCACCCGATCTGCCTTGTCCACCTAATGCTCCAAACCCTGCTCTTGCATATGCCATAGTATTATCCTCCTGTTATTCACGACAAGTGATTTCAACTATACCTTCTGAATCAATACCGACAGATCCAGCTGAGAACATGCTGTTCACTAGGAACGATGATTTCTCTGCAATATAGTTAATTTCAGTTTTCTTATCCATGTTAATAGCAAGACCACAAGCATTTTTATGCCAAGCCAAACATGTACGATCAGATGAACCATCAACTGCTAGTCCGCCTTCTGTTCTGTCGCCAACCATGATGAATTTAAAACCTAAGAAAGTATCAATACTACCTTGAGCTAATGCTTTAACAGTATTGGTATCTATAGTTTTAACATCTGCATCATCTAAAAACGCAGCCATGTTATTCGCATGACATAGGAAGAAACGATCTTCAGGTGGAACTCCTTTTTGGTCCATTAACTTTTTAGTTTCTAAAACTTTATCCACGTTTAAGTTAGTAGTAGAACCACCAATAGAGTTAGCAACAGTTAAAGATGTACCTGCTCCGTCAATAGCATCAATTACTAATTGGTCCATTCTACGACCAACCGCCATTGATACCGCTTTTACAAGCTCAGCTCTTTCGTCAAACAATACTTTGCCGCTTGTAAATATATCGCTATATTCTGCTGCATTGTAGTCTGACATTGTCGCTGTTACTTGTGTGTGAGTTAAGTTCATAGGTGTTACATCAGATTGTGGAATATGTAAATTTGCCACACCTGAGCCTAACTTATTGAACTTGTATGAGTTACCAGAAACGCCCGATCTTTCACGAACTGTGCCAGCTAGCATCCTATCTTGTTGATAGGCTTGCTTAACTTCAGCGTCAAAAATGGTAACAAAACTTGTACTAATAGATGTACTCATAATATCACTCCATAAAATTAAAATAAATTTTACGCTAGAAGTTGTCCAATTTGGGCTTCAAACTTGTAGGTTCCGCCTACCACAGGTCTTTAAGACATTCAAGGGCAGCGTAACTGTTATCCTTACGTGTATTCTATAATGTAATAGCAAGCTTTTGCAACTAAATTATATAGTCTGTGTCAGGGTTGTCAGGAAACCTTTGCTTAAACATTTTTTGCACTTTGTTTCTATAAGCAATATCCGTCTTATATTCAGGTGTACCTACCATTGCATACAATTCGTCTTTGGTTGGTAAACCTTCTGCTGTAGGTTGAGCAACTGGTATATTGCCTTCACCGTAAAAACGTCTGATCTTCTGTAAAGCTCTAACGCCATCAGCAGTAGCACCTGTTTGCTTAAAGGCTTCTAATTCTTGTTCGTTTAGAATTCCTTTCTTAGCCAGACCGTCAGCCCATTGTGCTGTCGAACGAATAACATCATCTGCATTCGGACCTAGCTTAGCTTTTTCAGCTGCTGCATCAACATTAAACTGCTCAAGTTGCGACATTTCAGAATCAATATAATCTTTAGCTAGTGATTCAAACGCAGCTTGTGATACGCCATGTTCTTTAGCCCAACCTTGAAACTTGCCTAACAAACCATCGTCAGTTGGAATACCTTTTTCTTCTGCAAATTTAACATCGTATGCGTCAGGCGCTTTGTGTTTGCCTTGAGAAAAGTTTTTTTCCATTTCACCGTACGATTTTACCAATGCTTCTATGTCTGGACCGTCTTTTTCATCCCAAAATTTTTCTGGAAAGTATTCAGGTCTTTCGTATTCTGTTATTTCTTCTTCAGCAGCTGCTATTGGTTCGGCAGTATCTACCAAAACATCTTCAATAACTTCTGGATTTGCTTCTTGTTCTGCTTGTTCTTCTTTAGATATTTCATCCATAGAATCACTTAGCATACTATCCCCTAAACTTTGCTGTATTTCACTCATCCTCTTGCCCTCTCTATGCGTTTTTGTATTTCTCTAATAATGGAATTTTGTCCTTCTCGGCAATAGCCATATGACGCAGATTCCCCAGGTATAAATGACGGTTGTTCAATCGTAATGGCTCGTAAATGATCCAATACTTTTTGCCCTTCCATCGTAGTAAAAACTCTGTAGTACAAACTGTTCAACTCTTTAGCATCAACGTATTCTGGTTTATCTAACACTTGCTCTTGATCTAAACTTAATTCATCCCAACTCATCCTTCTTCCTCCATTGGTGGTTGCTCAGCCATCTGTTGTTGTTGCTGTTGTTGTTCTGCCATCTGTTGTGCTTGTTGTACAATTTGCGCACGCTCTTGTGGAGTGTTACGCAATGCAGCGGGTACTCCTAATTTTTCTGCAATGTAATCAGTAATCTCACCAATCTTCAAAGCAGTTGCACCTTCAGGTCCTAGCTGTGCTACGATTTGTGCAAACTGTACTACATTGTTTACATCATTAGAATTTTGTGACATAGCAATAGGGCTGACTGGTGTAATTTTTACTTCCAAACCATTGGCTTTCAATGGTAATTCTATCAAACCTTGTTGGTCCATAATCGTTAATGTCCTTTGAATTACAGGATTCATCACTTCTGAGATTAATCTACCAAAAGCACTACCTAAATTCTGTGCTAATTCTTGCGCACGTTGCTGTATTTCAGTAGCACTACGTGCCGACATGTCGTCTCTTGGAATAGACTCATCTAATAATATTCTTTTGATAGACATAACCAGCTGGTCAATCACAATTTGTGATAACTGTGGGTCACCACTACGTTGCAATGGTCGTAACGATTCACCTTGTGGTCCACCGTTTCTAGCAACTGGTATAATAGCACCAGGTTTTAACACCATCGTATTTGGATTTAACACGCCATCATCAGCTGCGGTATACACACCAGCAATTGCAAGTGACGCATTTTTAAGCAACAGCTCTTTGACTTTGTTTAAAGTTTTAATATCTGGTATTGCTACTGTTAATGGTCCACGACCGTATACTTCCCCTGCTGCTTTCATGTATCTTGATACTACCCATGGAGAAGAATTCATTTGTCGGTCAACCAGTTTGTATTTTTCTTTCTCGTAAACCAAACAGTAATAATAGAAACCTGTTTCTAAATCTTTAATAGTTGCTTCCAGTAACTCAATCTCTTTAGTGGGTGTATCATTCAAACATTGTGTTAACGTTTGATTTAATTTTGCATCTGGATACATGACTTGTATCTGTTCTGCCCTACATTTTATTCTACGATACACATTTTCTACTTGTCCATGCGCACCTTCTTCTAAACTAACTAGGTACATAGGAATAGAGGTGTATCGAATTGGTGTTGTTTCGTCTCCAGGTTGGATTAACATAACCCCTGTGCCAACACATAAGTCTAATAAAAATTCACCCATGGCTAAATCAAAATTAGAGTTACGTATTACACTAAACATTTTCTCAGAATACATTTCTAATACCTTAGTAACGTCTTGTTGTGCTTCTTCTGGTATGTCGTTGCCTGGTTCTAACTTACACCAGTTAGTTTGCGGTGGAAATAAACCCGACTGCACTCGATTGGCAAATTGTTGAGTTGAAGATATAGCAGTACTGTCAAACACATCAGGCATTTTGTTTTGTCCTGAAACACCACCTTCGTAATAACCTTCGTACAAATTACGGTTTGGTAACGCATAACGATAACAATCCTCATAAACTGATTGCCAGTTATCTTTTTTAGCTTTCGCACTTTTGTATCTTTGTATAATTTGACCGACTGGTATTTTTGCCATTATGTTATCTCACGTATAATTTGTCTTGATTGAAAAGGATCACCATGCAAT